CAAGTGTCGGTATTGGAAGTGCCTTTGGTGAATTAGCTGTCGCAGATGCTAATAACGTAGCCGTTGGTAGATTCGCTCAAGAACATATAAAAAGCGGCATAGGTAATGTTGGAATAGGTTATTTTTCTCAGCAGAATGTGAAAAACGGGTCGCATAATACTGCTGTAGGAGAAAGTACTCAAAAAGCTCTTACCACTGGAATGTATAATGTCGGCTTAGGTTATGCTTCACAAAGCAGATTAACGACTGGATGTTGGAATGTCGCACTCGGAAATGAAACTGCTAGAGACATAACTGATGGATGCAACAATGTTTCCCTTGGACGTAGGGCGCATAATAACATTACACACGGAAATAAAAACATAGCAATTGGCGCTCAGTCTGGATTTGTTAGAAATATAAACGGCTCAAATACGGACACTGTTGCAACCACAACCGCCGAGGAACAGGTTCTTATTGGTTTTCAAGCCACACAGAAAACATTTACCCAATCTGATGGAGCGATTGCTATAGGTGCGAGAGCGAATGCTGGTGAGGACGGTATCGCAATAGGACGTGATGTTTCGGCAAATGATAATACGGTTTCCATTGGTTCATTAACGCACACGATTGTTTTAGGCGGTCATACTTTATCCTTTAATCAAGATGGTAGTGTGACATGGTCGTAGATAACGATTCTAATTTTGTAAATAGAGATTGGTAGAGGTGTAAAAGTATGAAGTGGGAAGATTACCATCCAAAACCAGTACTCATGGAAGCACGAACGCAGGTTGATGTTGAATGCCCAGTATGCGGTAAAAAACTTTGGAAGAGAACCGATATTACTCTTACCAGTATACCACCACAATATCGTTATGAATGTGAGTGCGGATGGGTTGGCTTTAATTATTAATTACTGTGTTAAAGCAGACTTTAACGTAGATAACCAACATCTTATTTGTCACAAAATTTTAAAAACTACCCCCTTGAAAATCCCTTGAACATTTTGTAAAATGTATCCACGAAACTAAAAAAAAGAGCCGCACTCAAAGGACTCGCGAAAATCACAGTGAGTGCGACTCTGCCGGTTAAGGCAGGGTTATTATACCATGCCTTGCTTTGATTTGTCAAAGGGAGGTTTTTTTTATGACAGATAACAGGATGCATTTTATCAACTCCGTCACGGAGTCTCTGGCTGGCAGGCTGTCAAATCTGCAGCTTGAGATGGTAGCTGACGAACTTACTAAGGCACTGTGGGATTATGAATTGGTTGAAGCTAAGAACGAGCTGATTGTTTATGAGGGCGTAAATGAAAACATTGTTAAACGATACTGTGCCTGTCTTATGATTGAGGGAAAATCAGAAAAGACGATTAACGCTTATCGGTATACAATCAAGTCAATGTTTGATTGCGTACAGAAGGACTACACAGACATAGGTGTATATGATATCCGTATGTTCCTAGCTATGGAAAAGCAACGTGGGATATCCAACAGAAGCCTTGAAAATACAAGAGCCAACTTGTCTGCGTTCTTCCAGTGGATGACAAGGGAAGAAATTATCCTTAAAAATCCTTGTATGGGAATTAAACCGATTAAATACACTAAAAAGGTTAAACTGCCGTTCTCCAGTGTGGAAATTGATATGCTCCGTAGTGCTTGTAATACCAACAAACAGCGTGCGATGGTAGAGATCCTGCTATCCACAGGCGTTCGTGTGTCGGAATTTGTCAACATCAAAATAACTGATGTGGATTTCAACAATTTGTCCATCCATATCACCAAAGGCAAGGGTGATAAAGAACGGACAGTATACATGAGCGAGTTGGCCAAAAGCCATCTTCAAAAGTATTTGTTGGAATCTGAGCATAACAACGGATTTTTATTTCTTGATCGTTTTCATCATCAGTACAAGCCTGACAACATAAGAAAGCTATTAAATTGCATTGCTGACAGAGCAAAAGTGGACAATGTGCATCCGCATCGGTTCAGACGGACGTTCGCCACCACACTTGCTAACCGTGGCATGGACATCCAGGAGATTAAGGTGCTGATGGGCCATTCAGACATCAATACCACATTAGAATATGTTTACACTTCAGACAATAAAGTTCAGAATTCATATAAACGATATATTGCATAGGAGTAGCTATGGACTGGGATAAAGGCTTTACATCGGAGTACTTTGCCAGATTTGTCGACCCGACCACCTTCAGGAGCCTGGGACGATTTGAGATCACAGGCGGTAAAATCAACGAGACCGAAACGGACCTGAGGGAGTCGGCTGACATTGACTGCAAGGGATACTCCGCAGGAGAGAGATGGATACGGATATATCTTAATGCTAAGCAAAGGGGCAACGCAGAACCGACTGCGCTGTTCACTGGATTATCATCATCTCCAGACACAAATATCTATGGAATAGTAAAAACAAATACAGTGAAGTTATACTCAGTCTTAAAACCGGCAGACGATGTGCTGCTGCCGTTGGGCTGGTATGCACCACAGGGAATGCAGGGAGCAGAGATCATCAAATCTCTGCTTTCTGTGATTCCAGCCCCTGTAATCATTGATGATGGATCTCCGGCACTGGTAGAGGCCATCATAGCAGAGGACGAAGAGACTAGGCTGACCATGACCGACAAGATCCTAAAAGCTATTGGTTGGAGATTGAAGATTGACGGCTATGGCACAGTAAGGGTATGTCCTAAAGCATCGAAGCCATCAGCTTCTTTTGGTGCCACGATAAGCGATGTAATAGAAAAGCAGCTTAAGATATCCGTTGACTGGTATGAGTGCCCTAATGTGTTCCGGGCCGTATCTGATGATCAGTCAGCGATCGCAAGGGACGAGGATGAAGACTCTCCGCTGTCCATTCCAAACAGAGGCAGAGAGGTGTGGATGCAGGAGACATCATGTGACCTGAATGATGGGGAGACTATTGCAGAGTACTCCATGAGACGATTGAAAGAAGAACAGCAATACGCCGTCCTGGCATCCTATGACAGGCGGTATCACCCAGATGTCAAGCCTACTGATATTGTCCGGCTGAATTATCCGGCACAAGGCTTGGTTGGAGATTACATGGTCACATCGCAGTCAGTTACACTTGGTCATGGGTGTACGACATCCGAGGAGGTTGTTAAAGTATGAGCGCAAAATTCGACAGGATAGTAAAGAGCCTGTCTGACACGATCAAGCGAGGCAGCAAGAAAAAAACATCAGCTTATGACACTGTTGCCACCATTAAAAGGATTGAGGATGGTGTCGCATGGGTCCATATACCCGGAGGAGTGGATGAGACTCCAGTTAAGCTGACCATCAATGCAGTGGAAGGCGACTCTGTGCAAGTCCGTGTCGGTGGTGGCAGGGCTTGGATCACTGGGAACTATGATGCTCCACCAACTGACGATAAAATGGCAGTTAAGGCAGGGGCGATGGCAAGCAGCGCTGCAAGTGTGGCCAATGAGGCTGTAGCGTCCGCAGAAGTAGCGCATGAAGCTGCCAAAAGCGCTCAGAGTTCAGCGGCACAGGCTCAGAGATCTGCAGACGAGGCAAGGGTGTCGGCCACCAATGCCAACGAATACGCATCCAGGGCCTTGACAGGGCTGTCCACTGTTCAGAGCGTAGCGGAAACCCTGACTTGGATTACCCAGCATGGAACCATGACTCTTACCACTGACACAGCGATAGACCCAAGCCATGTCTACTTCATACTAGACCCCAACGGTGATTATGTGGTCGGCAATACCCATTATTCGCTTGTCACAGAGCCTGATCCGGATGACCTTGCCTCTTACTATGAACTTTCCATAGATGAATCCTTAAACAACTATGTTGGAACCCACTTAGCAGTGACCGAAGACGGCTTATGGCTTTTGCCCGCAGGTCAGGGTACTTATAAGATACTAGTAGCGACAGGTGCGGGCAGTACATATACTACTGCGGGAACGTATATCATTGACTCGACAGGTGGCACTATTGCATCATTCCGTGTTGATGGTGTAACTATTGGAGATATCTTAAGCGGCAACACCAGAATCGAAATTACATCTGGTGGTATGCAGGTTATTAGAAAAGTAAACAATAGTGATATGTTAATAGCCAATATTGGCTTTGGAGAATCAACAAGTACATCAGGTACAAGTAATGCTCCATACTATACTCTTGGTGATAGAAGAGTAGCGGTATCCGACTATTCACCATCTACTACTTATTATCCGGGAGAAGTAGTTCGTTATAACAATAAAACTTGGGTATATGTAAACCCAGTAGGGTCATCAGGACATACCCCATCATCTAGTGCTGATTATTGGAAATTATATATAGGTGCTTATTCTTTTGCTACAGGCATTGACACTGTATCAAGTGGTGCTTTTTCATCTGCTGAGGGGTCTGGAAAGGCTTTAAACACTGGAGCACATGCGGAAGGAGATAGTATAGCTTTAGGTAAGTATTCGCACGCTCAAAACCGTGGAACGCTCGCAAGTGGTGATTATTCCACCGCACAAGGAGTTGAAACACAAGCAAGACATGAGGGTTCAAGTGCTAGTGGACTTGGCACTAGGACATCAGCCGACAATCAAACTGTTGTAGGGCAGTACAATTCCGATGATAGCAACGCACTTTACATTGTTGGAAACGGTTCAAGCAATAGCAATCGGTCAAATGCTTTTACTGTCTCCAATACGGGAGAGGTCAACTGTAGCACAATTGAAAAGACCAGTGCTACTAATGTACTAGTTTTCAGGGGACAGCCAACTTTTGACTCATCAGGCGCTAACGGCATCACAACAACAGGAATATATCTTGTCGGTGGTACCGTGCCAGCCAACTACCCATCTGGACTCACATGGTCGCCGCTGATAGTTCTCAATATCAGCGGAATCATTGTTCAAATAGCGATAGGTGCATCAAGCATATATATCAGGCGGTATTCTGGTAGTCCTGCTTCTTGGTCAAGCTGGAACACAATTTCATAAGGGGGGATATCATGGCATTTAAAGCGACTAGCCGTACAAAATTCAAGCAAACCGGCAAAAACACGCCCAGCAAGAAAGAAGTCTTTAAAGCAATAACAACCAAAAAGGCAAAGGTCCGGGAGTGGGCTGGAAAGACTCATAAGCAATGCCCATTTTCTCCGCTCAAAAAGGGTGCGCTGATCAGCGTGTGTGATGCGATCCTATCAGCCGCAGGCAATAACTGGTATTATATCAAGACCCCTTCTGGTAAGTACGGTTTCATTTATGCCGGATCTACCAAGATGGTCTCTCAAAACGCCGTTAAATTTCTCAAATATTTGGAAAACTACCACCACTATATCAAGGATAATAGCCGGTGGTTTTTTTATAAGTTTATGTCGGAAGTTGACTCTTTCGGCAAGGCCCAGAACAGGATCGGTAAAAAGAAAAAAGTGGGTATCACCTGCCTGGTTCCAACAGCCTGGGCGCTCCGAGCCATGGGCATCAAAAGGGCCGATGGCAAGCCGTGGGTATCTGGTAATCATGGCAGCTTTAAGCACCACTACACCGGAGCCGTCAAGAAGTACCTGAAGCGGATCACGAAGGACGGCCCGATCGGCAAGACTGTAAAGCAGGCCGTAGACGCCGGATTACTTAAGCCTGGTGATATCCTCGCATTCAAGGACAAGACCCACACAGCCACTTACTCAGGCAGTAACTACATTGTATTTGATGGTGGACACAACAGCATGAAGGACGGAAAGTATACCGGCATCAAAGCTAACTACGAAAATTACAAACATAAAATTTCTGAAGTCCTTCGTTGGAGGGAGTGAAGAAATGGATTACTGGAATCTTATACCATGGGGCATATCAGCAGTTGCTGGACTAATAGCTTTACTGACATATATGCGAAACGGAAACAAGCAAAGAAAAGAAGAGATCCTTGAAGATGATGCAAAACTTGACGGAATCAAAGAGAGCCTGCTCAAGGCAAATATGAAGTTGGACCAGGTATGTGTAACAACAAATGAGACCAGGACAGATATCAAGGCACTCAACAAAGATCTCAACACCCTAGAGAAAGAGGTTGTCGTTATCAAAAGAGATTTGAAGACAGCTTTTACACGTATCGATGAGCTAAGAGAGAAGGTGAATTCTAATGAACGAAAAGACAGTTAAATGGCTTAAGGCCGCAGGAATACGGGCTCTTAAAACCGTAGCACAGACGGCCATCGCCACAATAGGAACCAGTATGGCCATGAGTAATGTTGATTGGAAACTTGTAGCATCTGCGTCATTATTGGCGGGTATTCTTTCAATGCTGACGTCAGTAGCAGGACTGCCGGAGGTTGAAGAGTAATGCATATAAGTAGTACTGGATTGAAGTTAATCAAGAAGTGGGAAGGCTGCTACCTGAAAGCATACAAGGACTGTGTTGGAGTCTGGACCATCGGTTATGGTATCACGGATGCTGACCGTAAGATCACCCACACCAAGATCCGGAGCGGGCTTAAAATTACCCAGGGCACAGCTGACGCATGGCTGGAAGATTGCATTAAGGCAATATACGAGCCAAAAGTCAACAAGTATATGGATATATATCACTGGAACCAAAACCAGTTTGACGCCCTGGTGAGCTTCTGTTACAACATCGGAAATATCGATGGGCTGACAGACTATGGCACCAGATCCAACAAGCAGATAGCTTCCAAGATACTGGAGTACTGCAAGGCTGGAGGCCGATACGTCAAAGGCCTGTATGAGCGCAGGAAGGACGAGCATGCCCTGTTCTGCAAGGCACCAGGCGAAGAACCGGCAAAGAAGACACCAAAGCAAGAGTCAAAGACAAAGACAAAGACGGATGATTACAACATGCCAATCATTAAGAAGGGATCTAAGGGTCAGGCCGTAAAAGTCTGGCAGGTAATAGTGGGTGCTGCAATTGACGGTGAATTCGGAGCTAAGACCGAAGCAAAGACAAAGGCATTTCAAAAAAGCCACGATTTGACAGCTGATGGTATAGTCGGTATGTTCACCTGGTCCGCAGGGTTAGGATCGCTATCATAATGGGGCATTTATGGGGCAGATTTTGCTTTGTTTATGCACGGTTTTGTGATATGATTTATTAAAATACGGCTTAAATGCTTGTTATTATGCGGCTTTATGCCTTTTTTGAGTTGATGCCAAGTCCTGTTATCCGCACTAAAACAAATTGCCCAGAGCCTTTATATATGCGCTCTGGGCTTTTACTATGTTAAAAAATGGGGCAGAAATGGGGCAATACTCAAAAAACACATACGGAGCGTATTGCCTCGTTATCCTTAGCCTGCAGCTTCTTTGTAACATGAAAATATACGTCTTTAGTGACCTGGCTATTCTTGTGGCCGAGTCTTCTGGATATCACATCAAGATAGATACCCTGCTCAGCCAGCAGGGCCACATGTGTATGGCGTAGTGCGTGAGGTGTAAGTCTCCGACCTAGTATTCTTGCAGTGTTCTCCCTGAAATACTTCTCGTATGCATAAAACTCATTTTTATGGTTCAGGAATATCTTCCCATTACCCCCTAAAAGTTTTTGAGCCGCACATTCTGATTTTAATTTCCGGCACAGGGGAATGATCTCGTCTTGTATATACACGTTGCGGGTAGATGTCCCTGTTTTGGTAGACGTCTCAATGTCGTGGGCAGGGTCAAAGGTCTTTTTGACGTAGATCAGACGCTCTTTCATGTCTATATCATTCAGATCCAACGCAAAAGCCTCACCGAGTCGGAGGCCGGTCAAGGCCAGGAACTTGGTTAGGTCCTTCCATCGTTCAACTTCCATTCCATCTATCAATGCTTTTAACTCTTCAGATTCCATAAATTTATTCATCAGCTTTTCCTTCTTTGCTTCATTCTCCTGAGTTTCCAGCTTGGCAAGATATGAGATATCATCGATATAATCCTTCTTATATCCCCACCTCAGTAATGCCTTTAATCTTACAATATGCTCGTTAATCGTTCCTGGACTTTTACCGGTAGCAGCCATCCTGTCGTTGATATACCCGGCTGACAGCCTGCAGACAAGTGTATCCTTGCCCAGGATCCTCATCAAAGTATTTGCAGCATGGTAGTTCCTGCTGTATGTTGACGCCTTGACGTTAATCTTCTGATATGCCCTATAATGCTCTACGAGGTCGCATAATCGTAGGCTGGATGTATCCCTGGTCTGTGAGTTCAGCTTCATGATCTTGCTGATCAGGGCGGCCTCTGCAGCCTTGCGGGTGGCAGCGGTGTTTTTGTCCATAGTTACCGACACCTTTTTGACCTTTCCGGTCATGATTTCAGTATACCGCTCAACTGCTCTATACTTCCCGTTTTTTAATTTTTCAATCCACAATAAAAAGCCCTCCTCTCTTGAAGAAGGCCCCAGAAAGTGTTATAATTGCAATGCCAGTACTGCGGACACCTTTGGGGCCGTGGTCTTTTACCGTCATCCTGTTGCAGCAGGGTGGCGGTTTTTTAGTTCTACATTTATTTGTAAGCCTGATCGGCTCCGTATTCAGCCTCTTCCGCTGTAAATCCCTC